AGCATATCAAAAGCATCTTGAGTAGCTTCAGGTGTTGGTGTTTCACCTGCTTCTAAAGCTCCTATATCTTTTAATGCTCGTGAAATTATGTCTAGTGGCATCGTCATAATAAATCCTTAAATAGGAGTAAATACTTGAGGTAGCCAAGGTGCTACAACTGTATTATTAACATTTAATGTATTAAGCTGTTCTTCTAAACGAGATTTTATTATATTAACACCATCTCTCATAGTTTCTTTTTCAATCCATTCAGCAACCATTTCTTCTGTTATATCTGCAAATGGTACATTAATTGGATAATTAAATGTCCAATTACCTTCAGTTTCTACTGAATTAGTATCATCATTAGCAGTAACAAAATATTTAGCATTAGTTATTATCTCATTTTCTGCTGATATATCTAATATTTTCCAAGTAAAGTGAATCATATTAATCCTTTATTAATGTCTGCCATATTCAAATCCTGCACTATGATCTGTATTAGGTAAGTTAGCGTGATAACCAAGTGTAGAACTTGCATCTGTTTGAAACCTACAATGTATTGCTATTCTGCCTGATTGCTTCCAACCAATCCCACCTTGAAACAAGTGTGTAGGACTAGCACGTAGTTGCATGAAGAAGGCAAAGGGTAAGCCAAACCTAATGAAGATACAGGCATTAGCATATTGCCAAGGACTAGGTACTATTTTAGGTATAAAAGACCATTTACCATCTACTGTGAATAACCAAGCAATACCGACTGTTTTAATATAAATATCGTCTAGGCAGAATGGGAATAGGTTAAGTATTGGGTCATACCATTTACCAAAATCTTCGGGGTGTTTCATACAGGTGTATCTGCTGGTTCAGGTGTGTTGCCTTCGGATAGCCATTGAAGATAGGCTTGGTAGTCTGTGTTTGAGTGGTCAAAAATAAAACTGACTGCACTATCATTTCCATTGAATTTTATGCAACCATCAATACCATCAATTGTTTTATAAAGTTTATAAATCATAGTTCACATCCAGTAAAATAAATTAATGAAGTTGTATTGTTTTCCCGTAAATATGTAGGTCTTGTTGATGTTAAACCTACGCCAACCCCAGCAGAAATAAAACCACTAAATGTAGATGCACTTGTAAAAGTTATAGAAGTAGCCGTAGTATTTTGAGCAACAATATCAGTAACATTAAAATCTAATAATGATGAATAATATAATCCTGTTGGTGCAACTCTTGCTTGTGAAAGAAATGGAACAACTACATAAGCATTTGTAGTAGAAGTTGCCGCCCCTATCCAGTACGAAAAAGAACCATAAAAAGCTGGCAGATACCTCTGACACAAAGCTAACTCAGTCCCATAAGGTCTATAGTCAAAGCTAGTAGCAGTAGAGCCTTCCTCAAGTTGGACACCTGTATAAACAATTGTTCCAGAAGCTAATGCTGCTGTTGTAAATTCAATTTGCAATCCATTTACCACGTTAGCTGGTAATGAAATATTGACATTATATTGAGTAGAAGTTGTATTTATTGTAAATGTGCCTGTAGAAATTTGTGTTCTAGCTGTGTAATTATCAATTGCCGTTGGATAATAAGCAGTCCAAGTAACAGTTGTTAATGCAGATGCTTTTATGTAAGCACTTAATGTTACTGTTGTACTTGCTAAATCATAACAATTATATGATTCAATTTTTTGCCCAAAAGTAGTTCCAGTATTTGCTACTGCGCCAGTAATTTGATATGAATATTGAAATCCATTTGAACCTGCAATTCTTTGGCCTGTTGTAGCAATACCAACAGATAAAGCATACCATCTATCAACAGTATATGCTGAAGTTAATCCAATTGATTGTGCTGCGCCAGCATTGCGTTGATCTATTCCTAAAAATCCATTAATTAAACGATTTTTATATCCAAATGTATTTGCAGTATTAATGCTAGTAAATGCACCTGTAGTTGGCGTAGTTGCTCCTACAGTACCATTTATATTAATTGAAGCAGTACCAGTAAGATTAGTAACTGTTCCACTTGATGGAGTACCTAATGCGGCATTAAATGTTACAAAAGCACCTGCTGAACCTATTGCTACACCTAATGCTGTAGTTACTCCAGTTCCTGTTGTTATTGTAGATGGGGCAACACCAGCACCACCGCCAATCATTAAAGAACTTGCAGCTAACGCAGCAGAAGTTGCCCAAGTAGTTGCACTAGAAAAGTAAGGTATGCCTCCAGATGTACCTGCTACTGTTAAAGCAGGTGTTGTAGTTGCAGTTGCTACTGAAATTAATCCACCTGTAAAACTAACTGAAGTTACTGTTCCAGTTCCTGCTGGTGTTGCCCAAGTTCCATCACCTCGTAAAAAATTTGATGCAGAAGGAGTGCCAGTAACAGGATTAGCCGCCATGTTTGTAACTGTACTAATTAAAGTACCACTTACAGGTAATGTTAATGATGTATTAGCAGTAGCAGTAAATGTTTTTGTAAATGCGCCAGAATGAGTTAAATTTCCTGCAAGAGATAAAGTACCTGTACCAAAAATTAAAGAAGCTCCAGAGCCAGTATATGATGTTGCTGATAAAACACCTGTACTTGGTACAAAACTTAATTTAGTAGAAGCAGTTTTTTGTGGCAAATTACCAGTAGTAGATGTTGTCCAATTAGGATAACAAGTAGTTGCTGTTGTTGTATCGTCAGTTATTGCAGTATTAACAGCATTAGTAGCTGTAGTTGCTGTTGTTGCTGATCCTGCTGATCCATCAATAGAAGTACCAGTTAAACTAATTGATGCACTAGCACGATTTAATAAAACAGCAGTTGTACCAATATAAACAGTAGAATTACCCAATACTGCACTAGGAATTGTGCCTGATAAATTGCCTGCTGTAAGACTTGTTAAACTAGATCCTGATCCACTAAATCCTGTAGCAGTTAAAACTCCAGTTGATGGTACATATTGTAATTTTGTAGAGCTAGTATATTCAGTAGATAATGAGCCTGAAGTTTGATTAGCAAATAATGGATAACGTGTACTTACTGTAGTTGTATCGTCAGTAACAGTTGCATAACTTATTGGTGTAGCCCATGTAGGTGCGGCTGCTCCATTAGATTGTAAAAATTGACCAGATGTACCTACTGTGCTTATTGCAAAAGCTGAAGCAGTAGAATAAATTACACCACCATTTGATGCAGTTAAGTTAGCATTAGTACCACCATTACTTAATGCAAGCAGACCTGATAGCGTAACTGCCCCTGTAGTTGCTGTAGATGGGCTTAAGCCTGTAGTTCCTGCGCTGAATGATAAGACACCTGTATTTGCTATTGTAACTGCGCTAGAGCCGTTAAAACTCGTTCCTGATAATCCAGTACCTATTGTTAGCGCATTAGTTGTATTTGATGTAACAGTTGTCGTGCCACCTAAACTAACTAAATTACCATTGATCGTAATTGAACTATTAGCTAACTGAGCATTAGTAATTGTACCGCTTAGATTAGTAGTAGGGATTGTAGAAGAAGCTGTAAAAGCAGCCGTGCCATTACCTATAATATAACCAGTCAAACTAATTGCACCAGTACCGCCACTACCTACAGGAATTGCGCTTGATAAGCCTGATATTGAACCACCAGTAATTGCTACTGCATTAGCGTTTTGAGTAGACATAGTACCCAAACCTGTAATATCAGTATTAGGTATAGTTGATACTGTACTAAATGCAAGTGTGCCACTAGCTTTTAAATAACCTGCTGTAAATGTAGTAGCACCTGTGCCACCATAAGGAACACCAATTGTTGATGCGTTCCATGTGCCTGCTGTTAAAGTTCCTACACCTGTAATGCCTGTATAAGAACCACTTAAATAACTTGTACCTATTGTACCGCTAGTTATTTGTGAGCCTGCAATTGCAATAGAAGTGTTAGTTACTGCTGATACTTGACCACTAGCATTAGTAGTAATAACAGGTACGCTTGATGCAGAACCATATATTCCTGCTGTACCTACAGGTGTAATACTAAAAGTATAGGCTGATAGCGTTAAACCTGTTCCTGCGTTATATAAAGCAGTATTAGCAAATTGAGTAAATGTAATAGGTGTAACACCTAAAGTACCGCCTTCTGGAATTGTAGAAACCCATGCAGAACCTTTATATACAGTACCATTATCTACAAATAAGAAAGCAGCTACTAATTCATTATAAGTATTAGCATCAGAGGATCTAGTCCATGCTGTTGTTGAAGCATTGTAAATGCCATTATCTTGTGTTGTTGTTTGATTTTTAACTAATACTCTATCACCTACTAACGTTGTATAGCCGTCAATAGTTTGTAAACCTGAAAGTGTAATATTGGCTGTTGTTGTAACTTGTGCAGGTGATTTAAATGATAAGCCTTGAGCTACAGCATCAACATACGATTTATTTGTTAAATCGTTAGGGTTTACAGGTGTTGATGTAACTTGACCTGTAATAGTAGTCATATTGGTGAAACTACCTGTTGAAGGA